TGCCGCCTTGCAAGAGCGCGGCATTGACCCAGACCTGGTGGTGAAAGCCGCCGCAGCCAAGACCAGTACCCCTGAAGCCGCGAGAGAAACGGCGACCCTCACAAATGACCTCAGCACAACAACAACACCCCGCAATGAATCACTATCCCGAAAAGAGCAGACTGCTGATGTGCTCAAATCCCTGATGTCAGGGAATCTCGGCTAGAACGATCGCGGGGGCATATAGGAGTTTCTCTCAATGTCTTCCAGTCTCTCAACAGTAGCCTACATCTACAAAAACCTCTACTCCGACAAGCAAGTCGGCGATATGGCCATGCGTGATCACCCCACGCTCGCTATGTGTGACAAGCAATCCGGCTTTACCGGCAAGCAATACAACTACGCTTGGCGCTACGGCAACCCTCAGGGCGTTTCCGGCGACTTCGCCACGGCACAAACTGGATCCGCTACCTCCAAGGGTGAGCAGCCTGTAGCTGTTCGCAAGAAGAAGTACGGCGTTATTGATCTCGATGGCGAATCAATGTCTGCATGCGATACCAAGGGAAGTTTCCTTGATCTCGTGACCCAGGAAACTGACGGAATCATCGAAGAACTCGGCGACAGCCTTGCCTTTGATCTCCAGCGATCTGGTAACGGAATCCGCGGTCAGCGCCTCTCAGCATCGACCAACGTAATCACCATGTACAGCCAAGACGAAGTGCGCAACTTCAAAGTCGGTATGACCGTCCGCGCATCTAGCAACATCGATGGTGTCACTGGCCTTCGAGTTGGCTCTACCACGGTCGCAAGTGTCGACCAGTCTAGTTCTACCATCACCCTGACATCTGCAGCCGGTATCACCAGCTTTGCGGACGATGACTACCTGTTTCGCGCAGGTGACCCCGGTACATGTATGGACGGCCTGGAGCTTCAGTTTCCGCTGACTGCCCCAACTGCTGGCGATTCATTCCGCGGCGTCGATCGCAGCGTGTTTGTCGAGCTGCTCTCTGGTGTCCGAGTCGCTGATACTGGCACTTCCATCGAGGAGAATGCCGGCCTTGTTGCTGTCAAGATCGCCCAGAATGGCAAGCGGGCCGACTGTCTGGCCCTCAACCCAATCCGCTATTGGGAAGTGGTTCGCCGCCTAAATGCCAAAGTCGAGTATGACGATGGCGGCGGGTCCGCAAACTTCGGTTTTGAATACTTCAAAATCCACACCCCAGCCGGAACACTCAAGTGCTACTCCGACCCGGATGTCCCGACCAACCGTGGCCGCGTGCTCAACAAGGCCAGTCTGTACATCAAGCACCTCGAGGCATTCACTCACGTGATTCGCCAGGATGGTCTTGCTTCTCTTCGCCAGGCAGCCGCCGATGGTGTTGAAGCTCGAGTGCGCAGCATGGGCAACCTGATCTGTACTGTCCCCGGCGCTAACGGCGTCTTCAGCATCTAATCACCTGGGGGCTCTTCGGGGCCCCCACTAGACGAAAGGAATTACGATGTCTCTAGACGGATCAAAGCAAATCAGCAACTGCGCAGGACTGAAGGCCCATGTGGTCAACGCGGTCGGCGGAAGTACTGCTGTGACAAAAGTGAATGGCCCAGGCGTTGCGGTAACTCGCACTGGCACAGGCCTCTACCTGTTGACGTGGAGCGATCTCCCCGGCAACTTCCTGGGGCTCACGTGGGGCCTCAACGCCACCACGCCCGCCAACATCGCCGGACACACGATTGCCGCCGGCCTCTACAGCGCTACAGCCGGGACTCTGGCTATCAGCGTATACAACGCTGCGGATGCATTGCACGACCTCGCCGCTCTTGAGTGGATGACCTTGGTCTGCTACTTCTCCGCAACTAGCGTCAACGCCGCGTAAAGGACCAGGATGGCCCGAAGCTTCACCATAGCCCAATTGATTACCAAAGGTCGCCGGCGTTGCGACCAGGAGAATCGGGACATCCTATCCGCCGCTGAGTGGCAAGAAGAACTGAATACCATATTCGGCGAATTTCACGGGCTACTCACGGATGCGGGCATGCGTTACTACGAAACGGAGGCCACTATTACGGGGGTCGCCGGGACGCAGGACTACGCATTGCCCGCTGATTTTTTAGCTACCATCGGCGTCGACTACGAGCAGAGCACTGGCGGGCAGCGCACGGAGCTGACCAGCTTCCTGGCGCAAGAGCGCAACGTGTTTACCGGGTCGACCGGCGGCCAATCATTGGCCTACTCGCTTATCGGGCAGAACGTCCGGCTTTACCCCGCGCCTGCCACTGGGCAGACCTACTACCATATCTACGTGCCGCAGCCTGCCGATATCAGCGCCAGTGCCACGAGCACAAGCGTTGACGTTGTCACACCTGGCGGGGAGGCATTCTTCATTTGGAGCCTCGCCCTGGCCGGCGGAGTCAAGGAAGAGTCCGACATGGTGCCGTACTACGAGCGACAGGTGGACCGCCATCGCGCTCGAGTGGTCGAGTGGGCCATGCAGCGCGAGCTCTACACGCCAAAGCGCCGGCACGTTGCCAGCGACCGGGGCAGCAACTCCGGCGTTGACCGCGACGAGGGGGACTATCTCTACTAGTGGCCAACCGATTCACACCACCGGTCAGCCCTCGTCTCCGAGACCGTGAGACAGATCGGGTTGCGCGCAACCTAGACCAGCGAGTCAGGGAGCTGGCTGCCATCCCGTTTCTTAGTGGCGAGCTGACACGGGACGTTGAGCTCCCCAATGCTGAGGAGGTACCAATCCCGCATGGACTCGGCCGCATTGCCGCTCCGTTCGTCAGCCCAGTTCGCGATGCTGTCAACGCAGGCCGGGTCGAGGAAGTGATCAGCGACAACTACGACCGTGAAAAGTACATAGTGCTTAAGGCTACTGGATTCGGTGCCACAGTTACAACCAGCGTGTGGGTGCTGTAATGGCATCCAATAAGCAGCTGATCGATATTCCACTGCACCGCGGCCTATCCACCGAAGACGATACTCGCGCGATGCAAGCACCAGGGCTTTCCGTGGCCAGGGACATCCAATTCGATGACCTGGGCGGCGTGCAAACCCGCGACCAGTACCAGGACATTACTGACCACGTCAGCAACACGATCGGCACAATCCGCAAGCTAGCAGCGTATCGCGATGAACTCGTGGCGTTTACAAAAGATCAGCTCTGGAGCTACTCCAGCGGAGATGGGCTCTGGACTTCGCGCGGCGAGCACCTTGCCGTCAAGGTCGACGAGCTGCCGGCGTTCGTTACTACAGGTGAGCAATTCGACTGCGACGTTGCAGAGCTCGGCGGCCTATCCATGTATTGCTGGGCTGAGACAACTCCGAGCGGCACTGCCGTGTATGTAGCCGCCAGCGACACGGCGACAGGGTCGGTTAAGCTGAGCCCTGTGCAGGTGGGTGGCAGCACGTCCAGTAGGCCCCGTGTGACCGCAACCGCCGGCGCGTTTATCGTGAGCTACACGAACAACCTAGCCAGCGTGGAACTCGCGGCATACGACCCTACTGATATTACAGCCGCCGCGAGCACGACCAGTATTGCCACGACCGGCCTGGCCGGATACGACATCATCCAGAATCCGGATGTGCTCACCGAGTTTGTCTTAGTCGTAGCTCGCGGAGTGATAGCCGGGTACAGGACCTATATCTACACTGAAGCGCTTGCGCAGAGTCACTTTCTCAACAAGTTGCGAGCGGCCGAAGGTGCTATCTCGGTGGCGTTTGACGGATCCACTGGCGATCGCATGTGCGTGAGCCGTAACAGCGGCACGGCCATCGAGTCCGACATCCTGGACGGCAGCCTAGTCGACGTTAACGTATCCATCTCAGCGGGTACTGCATCGAGCGCCACGGTCAACCAGATTGCCAGCGTCTATGCCGTCGCTGGGACGTGTACTCTGTTTTGGTCCGCTGGCGAGAGCACAGGCTCCAGCACCTTTGAAACTGAATGGAATACGGTCACAAACGCGGGGTCGGCCGGCACAGAAGCATCGCTAGTCAAGCGCGTTGGTATCGCGTCGAGGGCATTCGCGCACGACGGTCTCGCCTACCTGTGGCTAGCCTTCGCATCGCTATCGCAAGGCGATGTCGTCGGTCAGCTCCAGAACGGGTATTACCTTGTCAGGGCTGACAGTACGATCATTACAAAGAGCGTCATGAGTACAGCCGGCGGCTTCAGCTCTAGCACTGGAGTACTGCCGAACGTCATCGAGCCCAGCGCCGGGCTTTTCCGTTGCACGATGCAGCGCAGGGGAATTGTGCCGCTCGGCAAGGCACAGAAAGGATACTCCGCGCGTTCTCCTCAGCAGGTGTCCATCACCTTCGATAGCGACGAGGCCCGCAGGACCACACAACTCGGCGAGACTCTTTATATCTCCGGGATGCTCAGCCAGTACGACGGATCGGCCATAAACGAGGTGGGCTTCCATACTTTCCCGTGGGACATCTCTATCGTGCCAGGCGGCGGAGGCTCGAACCTGGCCGGCACCTACAACTGGAAAGGCACTTACTCGTGGTTTAATGCGCAGGGAGAGTTTGAACGCAGTACTACCGTTACGACATATTCCCAAGCCATCACCACTAACAGCGCTCAGATAACATCATCATCGCTCAACCTGACCAGCAAGCACGGTAATGGTAACAACGTCGCGCAGGAGTGGTGGCGGCAGATCGACGCTGCGCCGGTGGGGGCGCCCTATTACCTGGTGACCAGTAAGGATCCGTCTGATACGGGTACCCAGGGCTATGTGGAAAACGACCACGAGGCCTACGCCCCCGCAACCTTCGTGGACGATCTGACCGACACCCTGCTACTCTCTCGCGAGACAAATCCGGAGAACGGCGGGCTGACCCTCGAATCACTGGCCCCACCGCCTGCCAGTATCATCGCCAGCACACAGGATAGGCTTATCCTCGCAGGAATCCCGGGCAACCCAAATCGCATAGTTTACAGCAAGCTCCGTGGCCAAGGCGAAGTCGCCGCATTCCACGACGCCCTAGTTGTGGACCTGCCGGCCGATGGCGGCGCAATCACCGGGATCGCATTCCAGAACGAGACCATGATCGTCTTCAAGGAGACCGCGGTTTTCGCGCTCCCAGGTGATGGCTACGACAATAGCGGAGGCGGCCAAAACTACGGCCCAGCGCGCGTGCTTGCCAGCGATGTTGGCGCAAATTCCGCGGAGGCGATCGCGCTCACGCCGCAAGGGCTAGCGTTCCACTCAGCGCGCGGCTGGTACCTCCTGCGCGGATGGCAGCCTGAGTATATCGGCGGCAAGGTCCGCGAGTTTGACAGCGATACTGTGCTCTCAGTGGACGTTATGAGCAGCCAGCACCAGATGCGGGTTGTGACCAGCTCAGGCTCTATCCTGATCTGGGATCACCGGGTCAACGAGTGGGCCGAGTGGGACCAACGGGCGATTTGCGCCACGATCTGGGATGACCGCCACATTGTCGCCATCGAGGACATTACAGGATTTGCGCAGCCCTGCCAGGAGCAAAACTCAACCCATGATGGCACTGCCGGCGACCCTACGCTGGACGTTGAGACCGGCTGGATCAAGCTCGGGCAGTTGCAGGCCTACAAGCTGATCAGGCGATTCTGGGTTCTAGGCCAGTACCGCGGCACTCACAATCTGCGAATTCGTGTAGCATATGACTACGATGACACGTGGATCGACAACAAAGTGTGGACACCGAGCCCCACGACCGTCGACGGTCCGCTACAGATCGAGCACGGC